TAATCGGTTGTCTCCTCAGGGCTAGTGCTCTGATTTTGCGGGGGGACGGGTCGCAGCGCCCCCCCCCCGATTTTTTAGGATATAGACATGAAATTTCCCCGGATTGAAGCGTCGACAATAGGCCTCGACTTCGAAACAACCGGCCTTGAATATTGGCAACCCGATTTCCGTGTGCTCGGTGTCGCGGTAGCCACAGCAGATAGTGAATGGTATTGGGATATCCGCAAGACTCCACAGGTCGTGAATTGGTTACGTGACCTGATGAAGGGAAGATTGATTATTGCGCAGAATGCACAATACGATTACCAGTGTGCACGTGTGTTACATATCGACCCCCGTGAAAGTTCATGGTACTGTACGATGGTCGCTGAGTGCTTGATTTATGAGCACCACTTGAAATACGACTTGCACTCGATCTGCCAACACAACGGCATTGAATCGAAGAAAAAAGAGCACCTGGACCGACTACAGGCGGCTATGGGTCTGAGCAGCCACACCGAGGTACTCTCCCGGTTCGACGCTGCACCGTTCGACCTCGCTGCGGCCTATGGTGCCTCCGATGCCCGAGACGCGTACGATGTCTGGGTGAAGCAGGCCACCCAGATCGATGAACAGAGCCTTGATCGTGTTTTGGCTCTGGAAATGGAGTTGCTACCAGTACTGGCTGATATGTCGTGGCATGGTATCCGGGTTGACCTGGAAGCTGCGCATGCCGCAATCCCATTGCTCGATGTCCATATCGACAACACCCAACACGAAATCGATCAGATAGCTGGAAGGAAATTCAATGTCAATTCGTCGCCTCAAGTACGGGAATTTTTCAACCCAACGCCGATCAACAAGTTCCAATGGTCGCTCATCGACGGGACGATTGTCGGCCCAACGAAAGGCGGCAAGGGACCTTGTCTTGACCAAAACGCTATGCGCGAAATCAAACACCCCCTTGCTGCGAAGATATTGGATCTGCGTAAATCAATCAAATTACGTGACACATTTATCCGAGGGCACGTTATTGGCAGTGCTGATGGGGATGGCTACGTACACACGTCTTTCAATCAGGCTCGGAACGACGCTGATGCGGGTACCGCTACGGGACGTCTATCATCTACGGGACCCGCGTTACAGCAAATTACGAAGCGCGACAAGAATAATGCCCGTATCCTACGGGCGATGTTTCTCCCAGATCCGGGCGATATGTGGCTGTGTGAGGACTATTCGCAAGTAGACTTCCGCTGTGCTGCTCACTTACAGAATGACCCAGGTGTGTTGGCCGCATATGCCGAGAATCCATTGCTGGACTATCACCAAATCGTGTCGGATATGACGGGTATCCCCCGTAATCCGCCCTATGCCGGTGCTCCCAACACAAAGACCATCAATCTTGGTTTGTCGTTCGGTGCTGGTCAAGGTAAATTGGCGTTCATGATGGGCATGCCATACTCGATCAAGGAATACAAGGGAAAGATGATGTATGTGGGCGGTGACGAATCGGTTAAGGTATTCGAATCGTACCACAAGAAGTTGCCGTCTACCAAGATTTTCATGAAGAAGGCCGAGAACGTAGCCAAGGAAACACATTTTGTACGCACACAACTCGGTCGCCGTTTACGTTTTCCACGGGGTATGGGTGCTCATAAAGCAGCTGGGTTGCTGTATCAAGCGTATGCGGCTGACCTACATAAGATCGGGCTCGTTGAAGTGGATCGGTTCATTCGTGAGAATAAGATATCGGCTAGGTTATTGATGTCATGTCACGATGAAATCGGTGTTTCGATGCAAGACGATCAAGATTTGGCCGCACAGATCATGCGAGTGTATACTGATTTCAACGGCCCTGGGTCCAGGGTCAAGATGAACGTACCGATTTTGGCGAGTTCGAGCGTAGGGCCGAATTGGTGGGAAGCATCGAAATGAATAATAAACACTATTACGGGAAAGTCTGCGCCAAGCATCCGCAATTGTTGGGTGAAAGACTCAATAGTAGTAAGGGCAACAAGTATGCTATCGAGGACTAGAAATGACCATCACACGAATGGAGTACACCGGCAAAATCACCCAATTACAGGGGGAAACTGCACTGGTCCGAGATATCGACACGTTGAGTCCGTACCATAACCGGTTGTGCCCCAAAAAACACGTTGTCGCACAGTTCGACAGTTTGACCATCGTTTACAATGGAACACCTATGTGGTACGGCTGGCATCCGTTTCTGCGTTCAGATTTCACACCGTTGGGCACGAAGCCCGTTTTTTAAGGAGATAGTTAAAATGCCACATAAGATTACGATGATTTTGGACTTCCAGTATGGGAGCACCGGCAAGGGCCTGATCGCGGGCTATTTGGCCAAGCGTGACCAGTATGATACTGCGATTTGCGCTTTTGCGACCAACGCTGGACATACGTACATTGACGTATCACGTGGTATCGAGGTCATGACGCAACAGCTACCGACCGCCATCACCAGTCCTACGGTGAAGTATGTGCTCCTCGGCCCAGGCTCGGCTATCCATGCCGCGACACTACTTCGGGAGATCGAGGCGAACCGACACCACCTCCAGGGCAAGCAGTTGCTGATTCACCCCCACGCTGCCGTGGTCGAGGATTATCACGCTATCCAAGAAGTTGCGGACGGGCGTACCAAGATGGGGTCCACCGGCAAGGGAGTTGGGGAGGCTTACGCCGAACGAATCCAACGCAGTGTCGAAAATCCAAATATCGCGAAAGTACGTTTCGCTGGTGACCACTACTTGGCACAATATGTAGCCACACAAGACGAGTACGATGAAGTGCTGAGCCGTGCTGATAACGTGATCATTGAGGGCGCTCAGGGTTTCTCGCTGTCGATGTATCACGGCCAGTACCCTTACACTACATCACGTGACGTGACCCCATGGCAAGTGGCCGCAGATTGCGGTATCCCATTCTCTTGGGCATCATATATCCAGATCGTCGGCACGTTACGTACCCTCCCGATCCGTGTCAATAACCGTGATGGTTCGTCCGGCCCATGTTATAAGGATCAGATCGAGTTGGATTGGCATCAAGTCGGTGTCGACGCTGAATTGACCACAGTCACCAAGCTCCCGCGCCGTATCTTCACATTCAGCCTGGAACAATTGCGACACGCGATGACCCATTGTGCTGGATATTGGGACACAAAGCTGTTCCTGAATTTCGCCAATTACGTGGCTCCCGATGTCGTTGATCGGATGATCGCAGATATCGAGCGTCCAGGAGTGGTGGCCTTGAATCCACCTAAGGTGGCATGGTTGGGATACGGTCCCGATGATTCCGATGTCAAGTCCCGTATGGTGTCTGTAGCATGACAACACGACCAAATATCCAAGTAACTGCGCTGGAAGTGTGGACCTGGGCCGAAGCCACTTTCCCTAAGCGCACTGACCAGTCGATGTTCTTAAAGCTGTACAGTGAAATCGGTGAATTGGCCGATTCCGGTGGTGACCGTCTGGAATTCGCAGACGTCATGATCCTGTTGTTGGACTACGCTGTCCGCAAGAACATCGATATCCATAAGGCAATCTCTGAGAAGCTTGAAATCAACCGTGCCCGTAAATGGGAAGTGAATACCGTTGGCGTCATGAGCCACGTGAAGGAGCAGTAATGAACAATTTCGCACATCCAGTCAAATATCACGGTGTTGAAGCCGTACAACGCATGGCCCATGTCACACGTTGGCATATGGTATCTACCACCCGTCAACAAACATTGGCTGAACACAGCTGTAATGTCGGCATGTTGGCCATGTTGTGTGCCCGCCGTGCACCGGGCATGTTCTTTGGTGATCCGATGCACGTGAGTGCTGCGGCTTTGGTACATGATATGGGTGAGGTTTTCACTGGAGACATCCCAACTCCAACGAAACGGTTGAATCCCGAATTCCAGGATATGATCGACAGCCTGGAGTTGGCTTATACACCGGTCGAGTTCCAGGTCGCGGTGTCCAAGGGTTTGCAGTGGCTGATTAAGGTATGTGACTTGGCTGATGGCATCCGATTCATCCGTGAACACGGAACCGGCGACATCGCGAAGCACGCCCGTGCCGGTCTTGAGGCGCAACTGAGCCAGTACCACTCCGATGCTACTACCGTGTGGGGGGTTCCTCCTACTGTGGTTGATGTGGTGACACACTTGGTTCGATTCTACACATACGGAATGTCATGACCACAAAGCCCGAACTGATCTTCCGTGGTGAAGTGGATCGGGCCATGAACGGCCTCTGGACGATGACTTGGCACGAAGACCGAGAAATCAACCCAGGGGTCCCGGATCTGTCCTATGTCATGAACGGATCGTACTACGAAACCGGTTGGATCGAATTAAAAGCAATACGTTATGACCCGAAAGCGATACAACACAAATTCACGCTCGAGCCATCGCAACACACCTGGATATCGAAACATTGCACGAAGATTCCTGTTCATCTACTTCTTGCTGTTGGTGATCACGCTACTTTTCTCGTTAGCGGTTGCCATCACAAAAGGTTAGCTGAACCCATTGATCTCAACACCCTCGGGCTGATCTCAACTGCGAAATTTGAGAGATCTGCTATGAGGTCGACGCTTCACGACGTTTTGAAGCGCTATACCGACAGGAGACGACATGTTTGAAGAATATACAGACGTTAAACCAGCGATAATGATCAAGCGGGCATTGGACCTGCTCTGCATTCCTGGTAATATATTTGAAGTTCGTATTCCGAAGACCAAAGCCGGTACAATCTCCGGTTATTTCAACGACACTGCAAAGGCCGCATCGGCTATCGCCGGATTGAATGGTAAGTACCAATCAATCTATATGACGATGAACCCGGTCGAACCGGCTTTGATTGCACGTTGCGAGAACACGACCGCATTGACTCACGTGACCACTACCGACGCAGAAATCACACGTCGTAATTGGTTCCTGATTGACTTGGACCCTAAGCGTCCAGCAGGTATCTCGTCCACAGCAGAGGAATTGAACGCAGCGAAAGAACGTGGTGCAGCTATCGTCGAGTGGTTGTCCTCCATCGGCTGGCCGGAACCGTTCCAAGCATGTAGCGGCAATGGCTGGCACTTGATGTACCGTTGCGATGAACCGAACGACGACGCTGCCCGCGTTGATTTCGAGTTCGCCACGAAAATGCTGTCTTCCATTTTCACCGACGATATCGTTGATGTGGATACTACATCCTTCAACTCCGCTCGTGTGTGGAAGGTGTACGGCACAATTTCGATGAAGGGGTCCTCCACAGCAGAGCGTCCTCACCGTGTTGCTACACTGCAGTACGTACCGTCCGAAGTTAAGTTGGTCACTCGCGATCAGTTAGACAATGTGGCACGCCCATTGCGTGATGCCAAGCAAGAAGAATTTAGGGATATGACCGGGGAGTACATCCCCGATATGGTCAAATGGTTGACTGATCGTGGCCAAACCGTGATCAGCGGTCCGCGTCCAATGTTCGGCAATGATGGTCAGAAATGGTTGATCAGCCGTTGCCCATTCAATCCAGGACACCAAAACCCGATGGTGGGTTTGGTCAATAACCGTGCTGTGTTCCGTTGTTTGCACCACAGTTGCTCCGCTTTCCGTTGGAAGGAATTCCGTGAGAAGATTGACCCCACATATAAAGACCCCGAAACCGTAGAACAACGCCTCAAAGAGTGGTGCGATGGTGACTCGGAGTTGGTGGACGGTGAATTGCTCCAGGCGGCTTGCGCTATCGGTAAGAAGCTCGATCCGATCATCAAGGGCCTACGTAAAGAATGTACCCGTGCCCGTGTTGAGTTGCTAGTCAGTTTCATCAAGGAAGAAAAACGCCGGTTCATCCGCGAAACAATCGGTGAGAACAATGAGAAAGGCAACATCGTTGGTCTGATCAATCGTACACGTACCTATCAATCTGATGGCGGTGTTCCGATGTATTGGACCGCTGAGTATGACCATCGCGTCCGTGTGGGGCCGGTTGGTGATATCGAATGCCCAAAAGCCGATGACGCTGCTGAAATCGCATTGATGATCAAATTCCATAGTGCCGGTGATTCGTGGGTCAAGCAGACACACACTAGCCAAGTCATCAAACATCTGGCTAACGAATACCGTGTCAATCCGTTGAAGGTGTTCCTGAAATCTAAGGTTTGGGATGGTGTCAAACGGCTAGATACTTGGTTACCGCACTACATGGGCACCAAAGACGACGAATATACCCGTGCTATTGGCCGCAAATGGATGATTTCAGCGGTTGCCCGTGCCATGGACCCAGGCTGTCAGGCTGACCATATGTTGATTTTTGAAGGTGCTCAGGGTATCGGTAAATCACGTGCTGTCCGTATCCTCGGTGGTCAGTTCTATACCGAATACAGTGGCAACATCAAGACGAACCAGAAAGACATGGTTCATGTGATTCTTGGCAAGATGATTGTTGAAATGTCCGAGTTGGCCACGATCCGACGTGCCGACATTGAATCACTTAAGGCGATGTTGACCACGTGTGTGGACGATGCCCGTCTGAGTTATGAACGTGATGCAAAATCCTATCCCCGTACGTGTGTGTTTGTGGGTACCACCAATGAGCAAAAACGTGGCTATATCGCGGACACCACGGGAGCACGCCGGTTCTGGCCATGCCGGGTAGCCGAGTGCGGTGAAGTCCGTACAGAGCAGCTGGCCGAAGACGTGGACCAGCTATGGGCTGAGGCGATCGAAGCCTATGAATCCGGCGAGGATTGGTTCACGGTCCCGAAGGATGCTGTATTGGAAGAGCAGGCACAGCGCCAAATCAACGTACAGGACACAGACCCTTGGTATCAGCCATTACTGCAATCATTGACCGATCCCGACATGCACGGGTCAGTGTACGGATGGTCTGACGACAAGCAAGGTATCACCATCAGTTCGTCGTCGATGCTATTGTCTGCTGTGATCGGCATGGATCTGGGACGGCAAACGTACCTGGACTCCGAACGCATGATCAAAGTGATGTTGGCCATCGGATTTGACCGGGTCCGGGTCGGCAACCAGAAGAAGGCTACATACTGCTTGAGCCGCCAAGCGATCCCACATCTATGGGATGCGATTGAAACGGCTGCGAAGTCAGTTAAATTCCCTCGTCATGAGAAGGAAAGTTAATGGCGGCGGTTGACGCCCTTGGTCTTTTCATAAGTCCGCAAACCACCGATACCGAGCATACCTCCCAACAGAGTGAGGAGGGTGTCTATGTCGAGTTCGGGGAATTTCATGGGGTGACCGGCGAGAGCCGCACCCCATTCGGCTATCGGGGCTACCACGAATTGGATCGCAAACCCTGTACCGCAAACCCAACCCACGTAAGGCCGCCATCCCGCCACAAACATGTTGGGATTGGCGGCTTCAACTTTATTGGTATCAATTTGGCCTTGGATCACCATCACGGCCATTGCGATTTCCTGCTTCTCCTGCTCCGTCTTGTTCGGGAAGAAGCGATCCAGCACATTGCTGGCCAGTGAGGCGATGCCATCAATTGCAGCGAGACCCATGATATACCTCCTTAAGGGTAAAATACCGTGTTGCCACTCCGGGGTGGTGCGATCTGAACGTGACACCATCCTTTGGTTGCAGACGGATGCTCCAGGTACAGGCCGAACTCAGTTCGTAAACGGCTCCGGTTCTTCAAGCACCAATCGTCCAACACCCCATCAGGGTCGTAAAGATCGATCGCCTCCCCCGTCATATGCTTCGAACGGACGGCGGCGTTCGGAGTGGCTGCGTTGATTGCGGGTGGCCGCCAGCCGGAGGACACCGGGGTCCTGGTCACGGGGTGACACTCGATCTCCACCTTGTCACGTTCCATCGCAGCCACAAGAGCGTTGACTGCGACAAGAGTACGGGCGACGTTGGCCTTGATCGTGGGGGTCAGGTCCTGTGGGTACAGTCGATCCCGACCCCGGTAATACATTTCTGTCGTGATTGTGGTCACTGTGGGTTTTCCTCTTCATCGAAAGACATGAAATCCGGATGCGGTACAGCGTCGTGCACGATGACACCCTCCTCTTCAGGAAGTAATCTACCGCACACGACACACCAATACCCGGTGCCCTCTTGATCGTCAGGCGTATTCATAGATGACAAACTTACCGGCTGCCCCCTGCAACCCGATAACAAAGCCCTGACTCGGTGTACAAGCCCCCCCGAACCCACCGAGGTTGTCGAACATTCCGATACCGCCGAAGGGTTTACCTTTTTCTGTGGTTGTTACCACATTGATAGCAGGGTAACGGGTAGGCACGTTACGAATGTTACCCCCTGTTGGGGAGGACCCCCCGGTACTGAACGGTGTGACGATCACAGAAGCTGCGATTGCGGTGCCTCCCGCACCACCTTGCCCACCGGGGCAGTTCATCACAGCGCCCCCGTCGATAGAACTTGTGCCCCCGGCAGCACCTGCACCGCCGTTGGTGGTGCCTCCCGCACCCGAGGCCCCCACGGTAAAGGTTTTACCTGATACCGTGGAAACAGGGCAAAACAATTCTGCCGATGCCCCGGCACTCCCACCAACACCAGAAGAAAGTTCTCCTGCTGCCGTAGTAGCACTTGCGCCACCGCCACCACTCCCGCCGATGCCGATGATATAGCAATTTTTGGTACCGGGGGTTTCCGTGTATGTCTGTGTGGTAGTGATCACTTGCACGTTCAACAGACGTCCGAACTGCAACCCCTGCAGGAATCCTGCGGTCACACGCAACTCAACCTTGTCACCAGCCGCAAAATCGAGTGCCGTAGTACCCTCCTGCGCTCGTACGATTGTCCAGGTGGTCCCGGACACCGCTGTTACACTGATGATTTCAATCGCTGCATCTGATGCACGGATCAACGTACATAAGAAATTATCACCTCCTGTTGGGCTGGGGAAAGCCGCACTTGAACCAACACTCATGCTAGTCGTGCCGGATGCCAACGAAGAGCTAAGAGTGGTGGTCGCGTTGTTTTTAAAGAGTTGTGTGGTCATATCAGTTCACCGTGATTACCCATGTGACAGTCAACACGTCGGTTGCGCCCTTGGCCAAACTGATGGCAGTGGATCGTGCCAACATAGTGCCAGCTGCAGCGGCATCGAAGATACCGGCTTCTGCCACTGTACCGGTACCAACACCTGCACCGAAGGTGGCCACATAGGTGACTTGGTTGGTCGACACAGTGGTCGATGTCAGTGCAACAATGGCAGTTTGGGCCAACAGGGCTGTTTGTGTGGCGGACTCTGCTGTGTTGGAGCTACCGATAGCCATATGAGACATGACTGCCGGGGTACCATTCATACGTGATGTGACCCAAGCTTTGCCGCCGTTCACGACAATATTCGGGCCTTCCATTTCGTCTTTGATATTACCGTGTTCATCACGGAGGACAATATGCAGACGACCAGTGAGTTTCAGGTTAGTTTCCATTTAAAGATGCTCCGTTAAGTACAGTACCGTTCAGTTGAGAAGGTGTGGCCCACTGGTAGGACATGGACTCCGACAGTGAAGTCGAATCACCCAAGACACTACCAGTCGTCACGGTTAAACTCTCCGTCAGTGTGGTACCGTCACCGAGTTTGAGTGTTGAAGAATCGGAATTTGTTTCGGCCAGTGATGTACTATCGTTCAGCACTACCGAAATTTCAAGCAAGTCATTGCTATTGACAGCCAAGCCGTTCAAAACAAACCCATCTAATTGGGTCGCATTGAACACTTGATACGTCATATCCTCAGCAACCGACACGGGTGTTTGGGGATTTTGGCTCACATCCATTCGCACGGTGTCGGACATACTGTAAGATTCGAACAGGGCTCCAGTCACCCCCGTAATATCCTCCGATATACTGAACGAATCCGCGAGTGAGCGTGTACGTGTCACAGACCAAGCGATTTGTTCATATATGCTGATAGAATCAACAGTTCCTTTCGGAATAGTAAACACAGGAGCCGGTTGCGGCTGGCTCCAAGGCGGTGTCATGTCATCCTGGAGGTTACGTACAAAATCTTGAGGATGCCGGGGTTCCCAATGCTCGGGACATACCCAATAACCTTGCCAATGCTTTTTCATGGTCGAGCCTTTGCGCTTCCGACCGCACTGGTAGCATTGTACGTTCCAATCCCCTAATTGCAGGTAGTCTGCGCGTCCCATATTATTTCTCCTCTTTGTTCATTTCGTGGAGCAAGGGACCGATCAGCGGAATGTAACGGTCAGCATCTTTGTCTTGGGTGATGATGTCGTCCCATACCTTGAATGGAGGGGCGACAGTCCCGGCCACCGCCTGGAGTGGTTGTCCTTTGCGTGCCTTATCGATCACGTACTGCGACCACCCGAATGTCTTCAAGAAGTTTGCGGGGATGTCCGTCGCATCGAATTCTGTGTCTCGACCCAAGATCCAGTTACGGACTGCTTCTGTTGCAGCGCCAGCACCGCCCAGAGTAATGGCGAGTTTAGTGAGGTTCGTCATTCCCTCCTTCACTTTACCTTCAGAGATTTTTTGTAAAGAGTCACGACGGACCAAATCCATTTGTTTAAGCATATATGTCTTCAACATGTACAGTACTCGACCATTTGGACTGTTGAGATATGCTTTCGGAACTTCCAGCTTAGAGATCGGCTGGAATCGTGACAATTCAGCGAACAGGTATAGACGTACTTCAGGAGTCAGTTCACCGGATTTCAATCCATCGACAAGTTTACCGAAATCGGGACCATAAGCGTCACCGTACCGGGAGTATAATTCACCGATGCCTTTTGGGCTGCTGGCTTGTTTTTGAGCCTTGTTCAGTGCCGCATTGATAACAGTGGTTTTACCGAATTGGTCGACCGCAGAAAATCCGCTATATTTGAAGATCTTATCCAGGAATTTGGCTGTCGACACTTCATATCCGGCGATTTTCATCGGTTGTATGCTGCCGGATGCCATTTCTTGTGAGATATGGTCAACAAGACCGAGATCTTTAACGCTAACCTTCTTTTTCCCGGACACGACTTGAGCGATTGCTTGGACTGCTGGTAATACCCCATATCCATAAGCAGATACCGCAACGTCACCGAACTGAACCATGGCCGATGTGATGTTCCCCAACAATGCGGCGTTCGTGACGTTCTTATATCCTTGGATTGCCGGGGCCGATGGAGTATCACCGGCACCGAACCGGGCATGTAGCACCGACCGAATTTCTTCAACCTGATCCAAATTGATTTTACCGGTCCGGAGATCTTCGGCTAGCATTTCACCGATGGACCCGTCCAGATTGAATCGACCTGTTTCAGGATCTTTAACAACATTCTTACCAAAAAATCGTGCACGTTCGGTGCTTTTAATGGCTTGGTGAGTATACGCGACCAACGCATCGGGGGACGGCGCATAGAATTTGTTCATCCCAGAATCAACGTGCTCAATCACACGTGATTTTGTGAACCCAGGTTTACCGAAGCTCGGTTTGCCGGCCATATAGGTGTTGATAAGTTGTGATTTCTCCAACTCCGACAACCCCTGACCAGTTGATTTGACAGACTTCGCTTCAGCTTCGTGGAGTACTTTTTCCAGACCAACACGATGTTTCGATCCGAGGTGCTCCAACAATCCTTCTACATCAGTCACGATACGGGGGAAGTAATTGGGGGTCATGCCCTTAATCACCCCCATGGCCTTCATTTCTTTACCGGTATCCTCCAGGAATTTTTGTGTTTCCTTCCAGCTGGCCATCGCCTCTTTATCACCGGTTTCTTGTAGTAATTTGGTGACAAGCTGTGGTTCACCATTTTTCAGGGCAAGATCAACGGCCTCGGCCTCACGTGGAGGCAATTTCCGGATTGATTCCAAGAATGGGTTAACCTTAGTCAAGGCGTCGTGTGTGGATGTCAATACTCGACGTTCATGATCTACCGCACGCAACCATACCGAGGGCGATGCCTTTTTCAGTGTGGTGGATACCAGACCGACTGTGTCTTCCAACATCCGACCTGTGGACTCCGCGAATTTACGGACAGCAGGCGACTTCGAGTGTGCGAACATCGCAAGTGCTGCCACACCACCGGCCAGAGCGGCATTCTCTTCACGGTTCTCCTCTTTCGATAGAAATGCCGTGGCTGCAGCAATACCGCCAACGGCACCCATCTTATTTAGAATATCCTGATCGATCTTACCGGATTCGAGATTGATCGTCTTGGCGTTGTTCCAGGCCACCTTTTCTTCAGCCGTCAAATCGAAGCTTTTACCGGCTGCAATTTTTTCAGCAGCTGTTGTCAGTGAACTGGGCTTTGGAATTTCAGTGGATTGGGGCTGTACCTCACGCAGTGCACCAGTCTCATCGAATTCCAGTGGTACCCCATCTTTTGCGGGAATACGGGACGCACTTTCACTCGCTGCTTGGACATGCTCGGCATCGATGACTGATTGGCCGTTATAGGTCAGTTCCTTCGGAGGCGGTGCAGGTAGGGCGGCTGGGGTACCGTCGACCGGAGGAGTGCCCTCGCCGGGGGCCGGGGTGCCCTCGGGAGCCGCTCCTCGACCCTCAGGTGGCATATCAGTACCGATCCTCGGAGACACTTCAGGCTCGGGATACCCTACATCGGGTTTTTTCCCTTCGGTCATGATCATATCGCCGGATGCTCCTTGCATCACTTCAGCGCGACGTTTCATGATCGCGTCCATCTGACCTTCGATGTCGAGGTGCTTGTATTTGCGGATTGTGCGCTCAACTTCAGCCTTCGAAGCACCACGCAAGATCAAGTCGTGTGCGATGTTGAATGTCTTGATATCCTTGTCCGCTTGTGCATATCCGTCAATGATATCTTTGCCGGTTTTTGGTGTGACGGGGTCCGCCTTACCTTCAGGAGTATTATTGTACTTATTGATGATATCATCTGCAGTGGATCGGGACGACTTGCCAGCGGCCATATCGGCATCTGGAAGTGGTTTATTCTTTTTAAGGTATTCAGCGAGCTTCTGACCACCTTTAATGGCGCCCTTTGCCATTTGGGTCCCAGCGAAAGTTGTAGCAACATCTGTGATGAATCCTACGTCATCAGCATTGACGACACCATTGGTCTTGTGTTCGATATACTGACCGCCTTTGTCCACGTATTTTTGGACCGCACCCAATGCACGTGCCACGTGACCTTCACCCAACTTTTCATCTAATGTCTTCGCACCGAACAATTGTTTGATCGGATTAGCCAAATACATTTTTTGGGCGTCCCCCATGAAGAATTCACCGCCCAACTTCGCGGCGGACGAAATGTCTTTATGAGTACGGCCTTGCAGGGCACCACCCACGTAAGTCGCACCACGCACAGCCAAGCTTCCGATGAATGCAGGAGCGCTCAGGATCATGTCTGCCACATCAATAGCATCTTTACCGAGCTTCTTAATTCCCCGTACATTGGCCGCAGCCAATTCTTCGGACGTCATTGGAGCTTTGGTAATTGGCTTGGAGGCCGTAGACGGGGTCGCGGCAACTGGAGCCGAAGCCGGTTTTTCTACATCATCCCAAGTCAATGATTTAGTGGATTTGTCCGCCGTACTCGATGGGGAATCGATTTGATCCCAAGTTAATTCAGGCATCACGACTCCTTATTTGGGGTTGTACTGTTTTACGACGCCCTTAGAATCCTTATAGAACCGTCCAGGGATCAACTCACCCATGGTTTTAGGCATCGGCAATGGGGATTTGTCCGAACTACCTGCACCGCTGTAAGTCTTCTTATCTGAGCGGAACAGACGTGATTCGGACTTGATATTATCCGAATTCTTCTGGACGGAATTGTATACCGCAGATTTCATGTCCATACCTGGATTCGACCGCAACATGGATTGGGCGTCGGCTGCTGCGTCCGAGGCATATTGCTTCACTTGGTCCTTTGGCAAATCTGGGAACATCTGCTTCACCACAGATTCGGCATGACCGATCATCGCACGTGGAGGGACTGCAGAGCCCTTGCCTTTCTCGCCACCACCATCCTTGGCCAACCGTTGTTCACGTGTGTCGGCTTGCTCGACTCGGCGTTGGGCGATTTGGACACGGGCTTTGGCTGTCTTAGCGGCATCCTCACGAGCACGGATCTTTGATTGGATATCTTCTTCACGAGCGGCAAGTGCACGTTCACGGATGTCCAATAAAATCCGGTCTTTTGATTTCATCACAGCACGGTTCAGTTGATTGATGAAATCTGGGGAATACGTTCTATACGTATCAGGGACCTTCTCACCGGTCATGGCTTCATATCCCTCCACCGCCTTATCAAGGGAGGGTTGGTCCTTAACTTCACCGAGAGCGGACTGCAGCCAATCGATGTGGGTTTGTTGCTGCTTCAAGCGCAAACCCTCTTCTTCCATCTTACGTTTCGCTTGAAGTTCTTGGCGGTTACGTGCCAGTTCAACCTTATCCAACATCGCAGTGGCTTGGGTCAAACGACCGGATTGTGCGAGTGAAGACGCACCAATTTCCAAAGAGTCTGTCAGGTCCATTTTACCATCAGGGCGTGCAGCTGCAGCCTCCTTCATGGTTTTGGTGGCCAACAACATGGCCGTGCGATCGTTCGCATCTTCTTGGGCCTTGCTCATGTCGAGCATGGACTTGGCCTCAAGTGATTTCAACTTGAATGGCTGTTCTTGGGCGTTGAACTCTGTCTGTTGCTTAATGGCTGCGATATTAGCAGCGTCGGCAAATGGTTGGTAAAAGGGATCCATGTTAGCTCCTTATTGAAGGCTAGCCACAGAGCCAGCACCACCACCAGCAGCACCCCCAGACATAGCCTGCATCGCCATCTTAGCCCCCGACTCAAGACCTTCACTCATACGACCCGCTCCGGCAGCTGCAATTTTACTCCCCGTCCCATACGCAGGTGTCCCGCCTTGGGCGATAGCTGCGAGTGTGGACAATTGCTGCTGGTAGAAGTTGCCTCCGTACTCAGCCAGGCCCAATACGGCGTTCCCCGAACCTGTCAGGCCTTGCTGCCCCAGTGATCGTTGTACCGCTTCGAGTCCCGCCTTGTACATCGGCATTTCCGTGATCTTGCTTGGATCACTCAGCAGCCCTTGTAATTGGGAGTGCGCCTGCATGGAGGTGTTGATGCCTGCACGCTCAGCATTTTTCGTAGCCTTGCCGTGTTTGTAGTCTGAAACACCTGTGACCACCTTCATGGCCTCTCCGACGATACTCATGATTTCGGCCTTTCAATGATAAAAGTTTCGTGTCCCGTGGGGTGCCACTCATTGGTGGTAGTCCAACCCACTTTCCGCACCAACGCCTTGACCCCTCTCGATAGAATAGGGGCGATCAAATAGTCGTGCGGTACCTGTTCCCAAACATCCTTCATGAATGTTCGTGTAGCGCGAAGTAGTCCGTGACCTGAGTTGTCCGCGTACATATGTACGACAGGGTATTCAGGACATATGCCGACTGTGAATACTACCGGATGATAGTGGAACACAATCACTTCACCTTCTCTTACTTGGCGCAACGCGTAATCGACCACCACTTCACGAGGGATCGGCATATCCTCCGTTGACACTTTTTTGGTGATGATATCGATAGCGCTCATTTGTTCACAACAGTGATCATTGGAAGAGTCGTATACGTGATGCGGATGAAATCGCCGGGGAACACGATTACTTGGCCGGAGGTCACTCCCGTGGGGGAGTATGTCGAACCATCACGGCTATATTCGATTATAACACCGGCTCCGCCTGCTGTGAAGTATATCTGATCACATGACTCCACATTTTGTGCGACGATCGGAGAGGCTCCCGTGAGCACCGACGAAGCCACCTGTGTGCCGTTAATGACTTGGTCGAGTCCGAGGAACCATCCCTTCCACCGGGTGATCATTTCCGGACCTTCATACATCACCTCCATATAAGGAGGCACCTCGATCACACGTTGACTCATGATGCCCCCAACGAAATATGTGCAATCAAATTCGTGACCCGGAAAGGTACGTTCTCATTGTTGCTGATATGCCAGCCACGGCGGCGGAATGTACCCCAGTTAATCGAAGTGGCCACACCATCAGCCAAACTCACATCACGGATCGGACCCCAAGTCTGGTAATCGTCGTCGGTGGTGCACACTTGTACCGTACCAGCAGATTTTTGGTCGCCGTGAATTTCAAGTTTAACGTTATGCTTTTTCAAGCGAACCTGTTGATCCCACAATGGGGTGTAGATGTCTACAGGAATGTTATAGGGTATGTTGTCCTGATCGGTGTCCTGGTACTTCGTAAAGTCCAGTTCGTACGTTTCCGTAGAGGTGCGGTCGTAGAGGATCACACCCCCCGTACGAGGTGCTGTGTATGTGTAGAGGAACGACATCTTAGCCAAGGCACCGCTACTCCACGTTGCCCAAGCCTTGCTAGTCAGGTCGTAGCACAGGATACCGCTCGCAAGCACGCTGTTGTAAGAGAGTAGGTAGAAGTCATGTCCGCCTGAACTGAATCCCGTGGCGTAAACCTCCGCTATATCAGTGAGGGCTGCCAGCAAACGCTCTATGTTAGGCGTGGCGATGTCCGTCACCTGCAAGCGTTCCATCATGCTGATGGAAGTGCGGCCCCCCGAGTTACGGGACACCCAAATAAGGAGATCGTTGATGCGCACCAGGGAACGTGTATGGAGTAGCCCCACGGAGCTATTCTTCGCGGAGTCGTTACGAGCCAGTGGAGATCCCTGGGGTTTGGCGGCGTTGTAGAAAACATCAATCGACGTTTCCTTGAACACTATGATATAGGTCAACTGCTTTTGAATCGCCTTCGGTGCGTCAGCGTCCGTGCGTACCTGAAGGAAGTTCAGCGCAGCCCAGGTGGTTACGTCATTGACGGCACTGTTCCACAACCGACCGTCATCCATAAGCACGAACGTCAGGCCATCCAGGTACACCATCGGACCGATGCGGGTGGCACCCCCCGCTGATGGGGGCCATGCCGCGATCGTGGTCAGGGTAGCTCCGTCCGTCCAACGTGCGCCAGTACCTGCTGTGATCAGGGTCTGTTGAGGAGTAGCCCGATTGCTGGACATTTCCCAATCTGTTTCAAAAGCGAAACCAAGGTTACCGATGAGTGTCAGTGCACCAGTGCCCGCGAACACACTGTACAACTCTGTTTTCGCGGCAAAGGCCGCTGTATAGATTGCGGCGAACCCATAGAATGCGTCCTTGGTATGGACGCCCACCGTCTTCTGAGGATCAGCCCCTGGTGTACGCAGGTTCGACACGAAGCGAATCGCAGGACGACGAAACACATGGACTGAGCCATCCGGTTGCTGTTCCACCACAGCATTAATCAACTTCGCGTCTGTGTCTGTGGTATTCCCCCGATTCGATGGTTGAACCACCAGGGGAATTGGTTTGAGTTCTACGCTCATCGGAAATCTCCTTGAACATAGGCACCACGAGGATCTGCCTGGAACTGCAACGAGGTATCCTCGGTGTCCCAAGAATTCAGGGCTTCACGGTAATACGCGGTCTTGGATTCACAGCGCTGAATGATACTGTCCGGTTGACCCGTGCAAATTTCTGCGGCCAGAGCCCAATGCAAGAAAATAAACCATTCCTGAGGGAATACCATGTCGTTGGAAATGCTGACCACATTCGGCTGTTGGGTTCGCATGATGACGTGAACTTTACCGAGAGCCGCCGTACTGTCTGGGACCAACCACAACCATAGATTGATCTGTGTGGGTTGCTTATCTTCAAAATAGCTGTTGATCTGACCTTGGATACCCGGCTGAGACAGACGGACCCATTCACTCCATGCCATTGGGATCAACGGACGTTGAATGTTATTCTGGTCTTTGAAATACGCATCAGTGATCTGCGTAGGCTTGACCATATTCACATCACCACCTGGGCCGATCACGTACTTACCTTGGCCAGCTACCAAATCAACGGCGATGTCCTGCATCAGGAACAGTTTCAATCCCTGAGTTTGTTCAAAGTTAATGATGTCATTCAGACGAATCATATACTTTGCATACTGTGCGGGAGTAGGGGTTTGACCCTCTTGTAACAACCCCGCATCTTCCATAGCATTTTGGATGATCCGGGATGCGGTGTTGTCGGCCATGATTAGCAGCCTTTCTTACCGGTGTTGGATTCTTGCACGTACTTGAAGAACAATGTACGCAATTCAGTCAGGCTCTCTTTGAGCCACTTGATATCACGTTGCATCGCACCCCAGCACATTGCGCCTGTCACCAGACCAGCGACTGCACCTGCAGCCAATTGTTGCAAGATTGCGTCCATCATACCCCCTGTTTGACCATATGGAGAATAATCGTGAATGTCTCGGTGCCTGCCGCCCAACCGACAGTGCTCAACAAGATCTTACCGTTCTTGCCTGCACCTGCATTGTTTTGCAAGCCACCGAACTGACGGAATTGCAGTTTACCGAAACCGGTAACTGGAGCGATGTCGACGGGCGCGGTAGCATCCCATTTCAACAGTACGCTCAAGGGATCGCTGACCATGAATTCCAGGCAGTCGATACGCAACTGTGTCGGCACAGGAACCAATGTGGCCGGATCGACAATGACTGTAGAAGTCACGTTCGAAGTATCCAGAACACCAGTAACTTTCACCACCAAGTTTCGGGCACCGTCAACCAGGACTTGGGTCGTAACCACGTTAGCCATGATATGTCCTTTCGTGAAACAGAGAAGGGGGCCGTAGCCCCCGTCCCATTGTCCTGACTATTAAGGACCGTTCGAACCGAAGATACCGCGTGGATCAGTACAACCGACCGAGAAACGCATGTAGCTCAGGGCCTTGGCGTTCTTTGTGTCGAAATCGTTGTCCTGATCGAACGATGGCTTCTCACGCCAGAACATACGCATACCGTCTGGGCAGTTGGTACGGATGAAGAAGGCGTGCGGTTGAGTGAAGTAGTGGTTCATCTTGATACCACCGGGGAACGCATTGGTTGCCTTCAACACGTTGATGTTGTTGGTAGCAGTGTTGGACTGCAGCACCGACTTCATGATACGGTTGGCGTTAAACCAATCCTGACGGGTCACGTGCAGGGACTCTGGCATGATGTTAATCAGCAGGCCGCGATCGTTTTGAGTACCCATGATCTGGATGCTCAAGTCTTCCAACGCAGCTTCCGACAAGTCGGCTGGGGTTGCCAGTGCGTTAGAGTAGGTACCACCTGTGACGTTCACGTGGGCGGTGTCGATCAGGGGGCGACCGTCTGCTGTGGTGAAGTAGGTACTGTTGAAGGCGTTGTTGTACAGGAATGCACAAACGTTTTCGATGGTTTGATTCATCGAGAAAGCATTGGCCTTCACACGACGTTGAGACACTTGCTCGTACAAGTTGTCCTTGATTTCTTCGTGTGTCACGATATAGCCCAACGCGTAAGCGATATGGACATAAGTCGTGATAATACCCTGAGTTTCAGAGTCGTACGAAGGACCTTGACCTTCAGGCTTGATCGGGGCCAAACCGAAACCGGTGACCTGGACGTCCTGTTCATATGCACGTTCCGAAGATTCGATGTCGTACAGATCAGTGTACTCGGTCGCATGTTCATTGTACAACTGGCCCCAGATCGCGTGGATACCGGGCCAGAGCAGTTTCGGGTGCGAACCGGTGTTGATGATACCAGACATGGTATGCTCCTTTCGTTATTCGAGTTAGATGCCAACAGTACCGGAACGGTATGCGTGCTGATTGATGATCACACGCCATTTAGCGCTGGTACCCAAGGCATTGTCTTGGCGAGGGGTGATACCCAAAGCCTTCAACTGCAGTGTAGCACCGGTAGCGCCAGTGGAGCTATCCAGTTGCCAGCCCGACAAGTAGCCGTTGTTGACACCGGAAACCAAGTTGAAGTTCTTGGTGCCGTTGGCAGCAGTGATGGCACCACCGACACTGTCTTCCTGAATTTCGAAGACTGTGTTAGGATCATCGGCCACCATGACGTAGTACACTTTGGACTTCGTAGCTGGGATGATGGTGGTGTCCAGGTTCGATGGATCGACAAAAGCCGAACCATTTTCCAGACCGCCAGTGCCCAACAGAGCGCCGACCACGTCGTTACCGGCACCTGCAACAGCCAGAGTCACCAAAGGGACACCGTCTACAGTCAGGCCACCGGCCAATTTCAGAGGATCACCGATCGCAAAAGCGTTGACATCGGTGGAAGCGATCGCGTATGTACGGCCTTTACCGTTCCATGGGGCGCCATTCAGGTAGCCCACAGGGGACAAACCCATTGGCTTCGAGACGTTAGGCATAATAGCCTCCTATATTGTCAGTGTTTAGGGGTGAAGAGGTCTTGCCCCTTCTTCATGTAGCGCTTACCGCGATCCGCTGCGCTTTCACCTTGAGCCGCACCACCACCGCCGCGCAACTGCTGTGCGATAGATTCATTGCGTTCGAGGATGACCTTCTGGTCAGCTTCCCACCATTCCTGCGGGAGCTTCATCAGGTACAAGCGTTCTGGATCACCGTTTTCGTCTGCGGAATCACCGGCCAAAATGCTGATATTGGAACCCAGATCTGTGGAGCCAGTTGTGGACTTGGGATCGGCCAAGCCAGAATTGTCCACAAACACACCGTCATCAAGGGTCACATGGGAGTACCCGGCAGCTTTTGCTCGTGCCACGTTTTTGCCCAAATGCCAGTGGAGGTGGAAACCAGGGATTTCAGGTACCGACAGCTTTTGGTTCGGTGCCGACATCGGAATACGGTTTGACTCAGTGACACGTGCCTTAGGGGCATTGCCGAGGTTTTCCTTGTTTGGATTCATTACTGTTCTCCTGCGAAATAGTCTTTCGCATATTGGTTACGCCAATCGGCGAGAGTTTTGTAAGCACGACCTTCACCGACCAGACGCTCACCGAAGCGGTCACATGCCGCACGAGCGTCTGCAGGAAGGGCATCGAATGTCTTACGACCACGACCACCACGAGGGGTAGTATCAGCAGCACCACCGACCTTGTCGAATTGACGATCATCTGATTCAGATGGGAACGCCTTTTCAACTTGCTTAGCAACTTCATCAAAGAAGGCACGACCTGTCAGATCCTTATTGTCGGGATCTGCACGCAGCGACTGCGCAAGGCCATTCGCAAAGGCTGTCTTTTTCTTGTCGGTACCGAACCATGCGTTATCTTTATGCCAATCCAGGAATTCTGGATCAACGTCAGTGCTTGGTTCAACCTGGGTCTTGGTGACCACAGGAACTACCGGCTTGGCGGTTGCTTCTTTGCGTGCTGTGCGGTTTTCTTCCAACTGATCTTGCACCTGCAATTCACGTTCAACGTCACCTTCCTCACGAGCAGCCTTGAGGTCCTTCGTCAGTTCGACACGTTGTTGTTCCAGTGCACGGGTCAAAGAATCACGGTGGAACTCTTCGAACGCCTTGAGGGAGTCCGTGCCAGCTTCCACCAGTTGTTTCAATTCACGCACTTGTTGTTGGGTCTGTGCCAACTCTGTGTGAAGCTTCTTGTTGTTTGCACGTACCAAAGGCAAAATTTCCTCGCCTTTACGTACAAATGTTTCAGCATCCACCCAGGCTTCAGCGGGACCACGGAACTGCTCTTGTGGGACCCAACCCAACTGTTTCGCTTGATCTTCGATGTTCATGCTTTCTCTCCAGTTACTTTGGCAAAGATATCACGATCGTTGACGAAACGATATTTCTGATCATCCAACGGACCAATGGCCATTGCGCCAGCGAACTTAGCCACCATGACCTTGTCGCCAACCTTCGCCCGTGGGACGCTTTCGTCTTCCCAAGCAGCAGGACCAACAGCGACAACGATAGCACGTTGTTCGATCATGTGGGTACGCTCTTGGACTTGATCGGGAATCACAATCAAACCCTCTTTCTTTTCGGGTTCGTACGGTTTCACCAATACTGCGCGGCCCAGAGGTTCCAGGCCAGAGGTGTTTTCGATCACTTTACTCATTTGTCATATCTCCTACGAACGTATCGTAGTCAAGGTTCAAAATACGAGAAGCCATTTGGCACTCGCCCACTGCACCGGCATTACGAATAATCGTCTCCGTGTGTCCTTCACCCAAGTACAGGCCATTAGCCCACTGCACCATCAGTTCCTGCTTGCGCTTCTCCACCCACCGCAGAAAGTCCTGCGTCAGGGGTTGGCTGAGCCAAGCTTCCCATTGCTCCTGAGAGGGCAGCTGATCCGCTCGCGCCACTTGTTGGGCTTGAGGTACTTGAGTCATTCTTCATTCCTTTGTTCAACATATCAATCAGACGCAACAAAGAATCGTCATGGTGCTTCAACAGCCCCAACGTCGAATCAAATGCCGCGATCCGGTGGCCGGCTTCGGCCAACGCGATTCCTGCTGTCTCAGCCTGGGCACGCGCTTCGAGTTCCATGATCTTAGCCGAGTTGAGGCGGCGTTGTTCCATGAGTTCAGCGATGGCCAACTGAGTTTCAGATTGTAGCTTAGCTTGTGCGATTTGAAGCTTTTGCGCTTCCAATTGGAGTTTTTGTGATTCGAGTTGAACCTTCGCGTCGGGGGTCGGAGGCACTGTGTCCGGACCAGGGTACAGCAGGCCTACGCCTTCTACACCCAATGCCCGTAGCCATTCGCGCTCGACCGCGTCGACGTTATATCCAGGTGTGATCATGGCCGCTTGCTTGACAGCCATGATACGGTTCAATCGGGCTTCTTCAGACACGACTGTTGGGTCAGCAGAAGGGACCAGATTGTCTGGATTGTCCATGTAATCTTCACGATACACAGACTTGGTTTCACCAAATGTTGTCTTCTCAGGGAGATACTTGCTGTTCAGAATGTAAAGCTTCTTACACTCCATCTTCATGCAGCGCCATACTCGCTTGAACAGCGCTGTGTAGATCTTCGAACCCTGCTCCACCAACGAACGGGCGGTTTCAGCAGGAGTATTTTGGCCGATATTTTGACCGACCATGATGTCCGTAGTGCCTGGGATACGCTGAGCGTAATCAACCAACAGACCCAACAATTGGAACAGTACTGGAGAAGGTTCGCGAACCGGCAACGGAACAATGTCTTTACGCAGATCATCGCCCGTGCTGTCGACCTTGTTCCATTCCAGTGGGGAGAATGTCAGCTTACCGCCACGGATCTTAACTCCCCGACCCAAGAATCCACCAGCTGTTGTGGCCATTGTACCAGCGTCAATAAGCTGGTTAATCAATGAGTCTACGGAGGAATTCAATGGGCCGAGGAGAAGACCAAAACCAACATCATATACACTACCGTCAGGCGATGGGATGAAACCATATTTCGTAAAGTATTCTGTGGGGCGAATCCGGATGATTCGGTTGTGCTTGTTACGCTCGATGTCTTCTTGACGATCCCAACGTGCAACGATACGAACCACGTGTTTCGACTGGATGCAGAAAGTGACAATATACGGCTCAGCGTAACCGTCCTTGTCCAGGTCCAACCAGCAGTGTTGCTCACCGAACAGGAAGGGGGTGTCCATATCCGCCTGGGGTGGCGTGGCACCATTCCGGACGTCCTGACGATGCTCCGTGGGGCGTGGCTGGTATGTCGAGGCCTGTTGGTACCAGCCTTCATCCAAGATGTCTTCCCAAACGCCACTCACGCAGAATTCATAGACCTGATTACGGTAATATGGGATCAGATGGGTTTTGCGGGCACAGTCTTCGACCGATTTCGCATAATAGTCCATCGACAAGTCACGTGCCATCACCATTTCGGAGATATTGTGGCCCTTGCCAACGGAGTAGTAAGACTTCTTGAACGCACACCCGATGATCGGAAGATTGATCAAGAGGCGGTCCATGCCTTCTTCCCAACCCTGATCCACTTCCAAGAGTTGGTTACTCATATGGTCGCCAATACGGCGAGCACGCAAATAGGCTTGGCCATCTGGATCTTCACCAGTGACACGGTATTTCACAATATCCGGACCATGCATAATGGTCGGATAGGCACGTGAATGAAATTGCAGAGCGGCAATAGTGACCAATGGGAACTTCACATTGGACGCGCCGGGCCACGGGAAAGATTTTTCCTTTACGACCTGCATCGCCAAATCCATCGCGGCTTCCATGCGACGCATCCAACGATCTCGTGACTGTTCATCGGCCTCAAAACCGGCTGAGACATGCTCACCGATGGTCCGCAAGTCCTCTTTGTCGAACCGATCACATAGATTCGGTGACTTTGTGACTGCTTCAGTCAGTGTGATTTTTGTCTTCAGATCGAGCATGTTAATAGCCTGTAGTTGCGTCACGACCCATCATGTCGCGAGGATTGTTTCGAACCATTTCGAATTCTTCTTCTTCCCAGAAATCCTCTTCAATGACTTCAGCTAATTGATCGAATCCGATCGAAAGTAATGCCGTCGAGTCGAATTGGTCGTCTGCCGCTGCGTCAGAATTACCGGTGAAACGCAACAATTCCGCTTCATATGGCGGATACCACTCCGACTTTTTGTCAAAACGAACACCGTGCGCACGCATCCGACGTTGCAACGATCGACCACGGGTGGCCTTGTCTTTGCTCGGACTCGATTCCACAAAGTTGATCCAAACGTCTCTCTCCGCCATTTCCTTTTTGATAATGGGATATAGCGTTTGCCAGATGTGACCTTTCTCAACAAAGAATACATCTGGACGATGTGCGCGGTGTACAGCAAAGATATTCTCAATGATCTCATAACTGTCCCAACGACCAACCCGCTGATCAATGACATGCAGAAGGTTTCCAACATCTTTACCCCCTACCGTCAATGATGTACGGTTGGCCTTGTCCGCTTTCGAAATAGCAAAGTCGGCAGCTGCACACACCAATTTATCGGATTCGTAATCATCCTCATTCATGTCACGGAACCAATCCTTGTGGAGGTACGCTTCCGTGTTGTCGAATGGATCATTCAGGTATTCTTGTGAATAACCTGCAGAGTCTCCCTGGTTGATAAACATCTGGCGGATACCGCGCAAACGCTCTTCAGGGAATTGTTCTGGCCACAGAATGCCTGTGAACTCATCGAAACTGTCGTGAGCCTTGTACAGCTTTGTGTTCCAGCGCGGGTCAGTCATCACCCGTGCCAAGAATGAATCTTCGTGAAGGATGGTTCCTTGGATTCGGACCACACCGCCGCGACGCTTACATGGGATCAGTGCACGGTAGATCCACTTACGGAACTTCATGCGACGGTCGCGGTTCTCAACCTGTTCGTCTTCTTCCAAGTCATCGCCAAGGATCAGGCCTGGACGTTTACCGCGCCACTTAAGGCCCCGCATTTTCTGACCTGAACCCTTGGCGATGAACCGGCATTGGTGACCGTCTGTGAACTTGACAATCACCTCACTTCGGGCGTCGACCAACAGGGACTCTACTCCGAAGTCGCTCCGCAAATATTCATTTTCACGGAACTGTGCTGCGATATCACCCAGGTGGTCCATTGCCAGTGTCTCAGTCGCGGAGACAATGACCACGTAATCTTGAATCCGGAAACACGTAACCGCCATGGCAAAGGCGTGGGTCAATGCTGTGGATTTAGCGTGAGCACGAGGGGCAGCACGAGCCGCCAATTCGATGTTCATATCGCAATAATCCGCCCAGCACTCCCGATGAAACGGTGCTACCGGCTGAGGGTTGTCATACATCGGGGACAAGTACATCCCGGCGAAGCCCTCAATAAGATCTGCGGTAAGTTCGACAGCCATAGGGCATTCTACCACAGGCGGGTACGTCTGTCAATCCCTTCCGAACATACTATTCACTATTGCGGACTTTTTGCGGTACTTCCAAACCAACTGCCTTACACTCTCGCTCCCAATAAGCACACGCAGCCATGATATCACCCCTTGAGGGATTCAACTTGACTCTTGAAAAATCAAATGAGCGAGGTGGGCGAACCGCCTCGCTCTCACAAGGTACGTCTGTTGGTTGTACCCTGCGCTTGATCACAAACCGATCCTGCTGCTCTTGGGTTTTTGTTGGTATGGGTTAGAAAGGCAAACGCAGTGAGCCACTACGCAGCAGCGCTAGAGAACCAGTTGTGTTGGCGTGGAGACCATCGCTTGTATAGCCGCTAATCCACAGCCCGGAATCACGCGCCGTTTCAACGATGTCAGCAATTTCTAGCGTGCCCGCGAATGCTTCATCGCCCTTGCGGATGATCGCGTTATACGCAATACGCAGCGGGTTCACTGTTGCGTCTGTGATCGTGTTTCCAGCGTTGGCCATTGGCGCAACCGTGCAAACGTAGTACGGCTTCCCAATGAGCGCAGCTAGTGAGCGGTGCGCTGTAATCGTTTGCGCCGCCGTCTTGGAGTCTCTGAAATCGTTGACCCCGTAACTGCTGATGACGTGCGAACAGTAGGCGGCAATCTGCTTGCGATACGTGAAGCGGGTCACAGCTTCATAGCAGCGCTCAGAAGATTGGGACAGCTTGATGCTTGGGTACTGCATGCCAAACGTCCGCTCAAGTTCACCAACCAAGCCGAAACCGTCCGTCACTGTGTCAAGCTGCGTGTCGTTGTTGACGCGAGAGTCACCAAGGAAAGCCAGTGATGGCTGAGTGGTGAGAGCCACTATCGCTTGTGGACGAAACCCGGTTCCTGTGTTGCCAATATTTGTGAACTGGCCTGGGGTCATGGTCAGGTCAGCAGTAGTTGTACCGAAGGTGAATCCCTCCCCGCTGTATGTCGTAGTCGCTTCTGTATCTAGCAGCCCGCCGAATTTGTTGTAAATAATTCCAGTTGCGCTTGATCGCCAAACACGCACGAAGAAGACCGCACCCTTTGGAATATCTACGTTAGCAAAATCGGACTGGAACACTTCCAGGTCAGCCGCCGACTTAGAAGCGCTTCCGCTCCATTTAACCTGCGCAGCAATGGTGCCAGATGGATACTCAATAGCAGCGGTATATGTCGCCGCCCCGCCGCCAGTCTCAAGGCGCGTTCCTTCAAAGTCTGTAAAGCCATTCCAGAAAACCAAGGCCAAAGACTTAATTGAGACCATCGCGTTGTGTCGCGACCGACTCATAAGCTCCTTGTTGGTTGTGTTGTTCTTGTTTTGGTGGCTACACCGATTGGCAACCTGACCCACATAAGGTAGTAAAGGCCCAACTCCGGTTGCCAGCAAAACCGCCCGGCTCGCATCGTCCAGCGTCGCTGTGCCGTCTGGAGCCACCTCTTTCATCAATACATCTTTGTAAGTAGATTGTGTGGTCATGCTTCACCTGCCATACGTTTGTGTTGACGGACAGCTTGCGCCTCAGTGGGTTCAAACTGTTGCTTCAGGGGATTGACCGCTTTCAAGTCACGGTCATGATACTGACGAGCAGGCACGGGCTTAGTTCCCGGTGCGCTCGACGATTTTTGCATCTTCGACATATATATTCTCCGAGCGCTTATCGCGCATCAATGATGTGATACGACCAGCCAGTTTTTCCAAATGGTCGCCCGCAACTGGAGGTACTTCACCGGGAGGTCGCGCCGATCCGTCCTTACCGATATAGTAACCCGCTACTTTGCCTCGTTGTACTTCAGCCTCCAGCGCTACCTTAACTGCGCCTTGGGCTTTCGCCAGATCCCGTATATTCGCCAACTCCGTCAGATGGCAAGACATGGAAACCAACATTGTCTCTTGGACACATCCGCGAAGCTCGTCAATTCGTGCTCGGACACAAGGCTTTTTCATTAACTCGTAAGCCTTGGCCCTGGGCGCGGTAGCATGTTCCCCGAATGTGGCCTTGTAAGCGAGGGTAAGATTTCCGCCGTATTCAACGACTGCCAAGGCGAAGTTGTCCTCGTCCATGGTCAGTATTTCGATCAATTCGGTGTCCATACTTTTCTCACTCATATACTCGTATATACGGTATCCTACCACATTCTGAAGCTCTTGTCAAGTATGAGGTCAAATGTTGGGAGCTCGTCGAGAAAAAAGACGTACATGGGTATATTTGGTCTGAGGGAAGAAAATATTGGCATATGGGGGGTAGTATATATGCCTTGGGTGGAATTGGGGGGAGGAAGGAACAAGGGACATGGAGCGAATAGGAAGGTGCGGGGGACAGGATGCTTGTTGCTGTGACAGAGTGTAACAAAAATTGGAAGGTGGTTCGAAGACCTGGGATGGGGGATTTGGATTCGAAAAATTTGTGCGTTTGCTCTTACCTACGTGTTTCGGAGGGGGGAGGGGTGTGTGGGGGTCCCCGGCCTTGCCCTCTGCCCTTCGGTCCGTGGTTCGTGGTTCGTGGGTTGGCGTGCGCCTTCGGAAGTGTGGGTACTGGTGGGCGTGCCCCTTCGCCCGGTCGCCTGAAGCGTGCGTGGGGCGGGCTGGGGCGTGGGTACTGGTGGGCGTGCCCCTTCGCCCGGTCGCCTGAAGCGTGCGTGGGGCGGGCTGGGGCGTGGGTACTGGTGGGCGTGTCCGAGCGCAGCCGTGGGGCCGGGAGCGGCCCTCGTGGGCGTGTGTGGGACGTGCTCGCGGGTGCTCGTGCGTGTGTGGGGCGGGGCCGGGGGGCCTGTGCTCTGCGTTGCGTCCCGACAACACCCCCCAAGGTCGGGGGGGTGGGGGGCTTGCGCAACAGCGCTCTGTGTGTTCCACTAAGGGTTCGGTGTTGCGAGGTGCGACACCAGCCAACAGGAGAATCAACGTGCAAGCTTCGACCAAGACCCCCAAAGCCTTAGGCCTTCACTACTCTGCCCAACGCGGGTACTGGGTTGGGTCGTGCCCCCCTTCGGTGGTACCGCCTTTCGCAACAGAGCGCGAATCTTTGGTGTTGGGTGGCGTCGTGCAAGAGTGGGAGCAAGACGGTTGGTGTGTGGTACGTGTTCCGTACGACAACGCCACCTGGGCGTACCGAGCCTGAGCAAGCAACCCCCGGCCCCCTGTTCCACGTGAAACCTTCCGAATCCTGACCTGGAGAACCAATATGCCCTACTCTTACGCCCGTTCCGTCGTCTTCGAACTGCCAGCCAATAAGGGGCGCAAAATGGCAAAAACAATCCCAACATGGTTTGACATACACCCGCGAGAATACAAAAAACCAACAATTATTCGGTTTAGAGCCCCTGCTTCCCAGTTTTCATGGGGGCCAAAATCACAAATTTTGTTTGCAATAGTTGGCACAGACTACGGCTATTTGCATACAACGGGAGGTGATTTGCGAACATGGAAAAGCTATTCAGGCGCGTATCACATACTAAAACAATATACAGGAGCATGAGCATGCGAATCGTATGAAAGACAGCTGCAGCCCTTCGTGACTACCTGAGCGGAGACGCGTTCGAAGTGCAAAATCCGAGTTTCAGCGACATGACGCTAAATCAGCAGATCGCGGCTGGCGTCAACGATTGGTGCGCCGAACGAGCAGACGGCCACCCATTCTTCGGTGAAACCAAGGCCAAGGCAGAAGCCGCACGCCTGACCCCAACCCCAACCCGGCAGGGTATGCCGGGATCAACTGAGCGCCGGGGGCTCCGGCCCCCTGTTCCACGTGAAACCTTCCGAATCCTGACCTGGAGAACCAACATGCCCTACTCTTACGCCCGTTCCGTCGTCTTCGAACTGCCAGCCGTGTTAGACCACGAAGGCCGCGAAGCGCTCCCCGCCTGCCTCTGGCTTGGGACTGACAAGCAAGCCTCCGAAGGCCAGATCTGCGAGACGTATCTGTGGTATCAGTACAACGTGGACGGCTTCGGCGCTCCCGCGTTCTGTGATTGGGATGCCGTGTGGCTTCAGACTAATCTGCTGTCCTGGGACCTCGGAATCGTACGCCGCAACCCGTAACACCTGGGGGTTCCGGCCCCCGCTTCGACCCTTCCGAATTCTGACCTGGAGAACCCAAATGAGCCGTAACACTGAAAACACCCTGTGGGCGATCGCCCTGATCGTGATCTGGACCGCCTTGTGTTCAGCCCCCGCCTGGATGCCGATGCTTCAAGGCTAAGGTTCCTGGGGCCACGGCCCACGTCCTGACGAGCCACGTGTGGCCTCTGGAGTCATATCCAGGGGCCTTCGCCGTATATCTGAGCCGAAGGGGTACCAGATCCCACAGCTATCCGTCCTCATATCGAGAGACCATATGCGTCGTCCGTCCTCCGCACACACACACACGTCTCCGGACGTCCTCTCCACCAAAACCTCCAAAAACAAAAAAGATGGGGACGGATAGGAACAGGGATTCTACGCCCCGAGAACATCCCATGTCCACGAGGTGATGGTGGAGGTGTGGCGCGGAATTGTCGGGTGTTTCCCCCTTCTATCCGGTATCACCTATATCAGCACGGGAGCCCCCGCTCGATAGTTCCCGCCCGATAGTTCCCGTGATCACGGGAATCTCGGAGCCCCCTACCCCTATCTGCTCCCGTGACTCCGCGCTACCCCTCCCATCTGACGAGGTCGCCGTGGGATCCCTCGGTCTATCGGCTGTGTGCTCCGACGCTGTAGGCCTCTGACTTCTGGAGCCATGCCTGTGCTTCTTCGGCAGTCACCCGCAATTGGGGGGGCATGGTGATATCCAGTATCACTCCACGTTGTACGGCGTTGTCGTTCCAGAACTGTGGCTCGCTGCCGTTGATGTAGCCGCGCCATCCGTGGGGTCCGGCCATATCGCCTTCGATCACTTCTTCGTTTGCGTGGGCGTTCACCCACTTCACAGCCTCACACCAAAACTGGCGCCAGCACGATGGTTTGTCGACCATTTGGGCGAAGATCATAGCTTTTTTGGCTGCAGCTGCACGCCAGTAGCAGTTTTCAAGCCACACAGCGAGGTCTTGTTCTTGGCCTTCATAGAGACGACGTTTACGACGACGCATTTCAGCTGCACGTTGGGCGTCTGTCTTCTTTTTACTGGTCCGGGGAGTGATCGGTTGTGTCATATCTGTTCCTTAGGTATCACGGTAGGGGACATCCCGCTACCTACCTCTAGTGTACCATGAGGTCGCTGCTCTGTCCAGGTCACTTCCGAAGCGCTTGTTGTTGCGTCGTTGCAACACCCCCTCATTTCAGGTGTTGGAGGTATTGACACGCTGTTCGTGACGTGTTTTAATAGAGGTTCGATAGTTTCATAGATCAACACGGAGAATATCACCATGGCTACTACCAAGACACGTGCCCCAATCAAGGCAATCAACAAGTCCACCGCCTCTGTTGCTGCCGGTGCAGCGGCTGACAAGGCACGGAAGGCCGCTTCCAAGAAGGCATTGGCTCAATCCCTGAAGCCAGCCCCCAAGCCAAAGGCCGCACCCAAGGTCAAGACTGCCGAGCAGCAGCAGGCCGAACAGGAAAAGTACATTGCCGCACTCCGTGTGGATGCCGAATCCACATGGTACACCGGGCTGAATGCCGTCGAGCAGGCGGAGGTCGACAATGGCGAGCGTCAGTGCCCTGAAGAGTTCGTCCAAGTCTACATCGCAGAACAGCTGGGTGACGTCAAGACAGCCAAGTCCGAAGCATCCTACGTCGGCCCAATGTTGGTGCTGCGCGATGCCGCCAAGCACTATGTGACCGGCAAGAACGGCAACCCACACTGCAATGACGCGATGGCCCAACTCCTGGATGGTCTGGAACGTCTCGAAGTGGTAACAGTGCTCATCGCGGCAATGAAGCTGCCGTTCAATCCTTACACCCACCTGAATCCAGGTCAACAGTCGATGAATCTGCGTAACAAGGCACGTGGTCAAATGAAGGCTGGTTTGTTGAAGCCTGAAGACATTCAAGCCGCGATCAAGGCATTACGTAAGTGAACACCCGACATGAGGGGGTTGCAACAGCAGCCTCCCCATGTTAAAATAAAAGTGTTGGGCGAGATACCAGCCCTTTTATTTTAATAGTCGATAGTAAGGACGAACCATGAAGCTCAGTTCATTGAAAGAGTTGATCGAAGAGATCGAGTCACACGTAACCCCAGTGAATCCAGACCCGGATGTATCATTCTGGATTCACCGTGTGGAGCGTTTGCGCGAGGCTGGCCCTGATGATTCGCAATGTTTCGTCAATTTCGAGATTGACGTGACCCAGGAAATCGCAGAACATCGCGTCACACACAGCGTTGTTGAAGTCGCACACAAACACGGTGATTTTTGCATCCCGTTGGTCATCACACCGTTTTTCGACCGCACCATCTAAAGAGCCCCAAAATGCCAGATATCTACATGGTCGTAGACACGATCGGGATTGTGAGCCACGCCTACAATTTTCACAATGGTCGTAAGTGGCACGTGAAGGACATGCGTGAAAATTTCAACTCTTGGGGTCTGTGATGCGTGAACTCCGCTCCGAATATGCAGCCAACGTGGCACTCCAGCACACACAAGCGTGGGCCGTTGGCCGTTATGTATACCGCCCAGCACCAGCACGTGCCCGCAAGCCATTTTTCCACCCCAAGGACCGCGTTGTGGTTCTGGGATCCACTGCGGCACTCGTCGCACTCGCCGCGATTTTGCGGCACTTCGCTTGAATAGGAGATAGCGAATCATGACACAGCCATCCTTTGAAATCGTAAAGCAAGCCGTTGACAGCCTGAACCAAACAGGCAGCAGCGTCATCGATGCCGAAATGCTCCACCCGTGTGTGGGTATCATGCATTCCCAACTTGTGGTCGTGGGTCTGATGCCCCTGGTCGAAGAATTGGACGTGTTTTTGAATGGTTTGAGCGACCAGGGTGCCGAACTGGTGGTCAGCCACAAAACTGCAGTTGATGAAGCCATGGCCGCGTTCATGGGCCACCCAGGCGGGACCGAAATCGACTTCACGAGCCGTCACACCATCGCACACCTAATGAACCTGATCACGATGATTTCGGCAGCGTTCCACACGATTCACGATGAAAACGAACGTGCGCAAACGACAGCTGCCGTTCAATCCACACTCGTCGACACCCTGTGCCGTAAAGTCACAGAGCTTGGCGGTGAATCAGCGCTCGATGAGTTGCTGAAATCCTTGGGCGCAGTCCGCGTCAATTCCTCCAACACACACTGAGAAAGTAAACCATGCTCGACCTTGGGACGATCGCAATCGTCTTCGTGACCGGGTTCGTAGTTGGAGCAACCACAATGTTGTACGTGGTCATCCAATCCCGTAAGAAGTAATGTCGGTTACACGACCCGAAAAGCAGGGGGACCCGTGTTACATGGCACAATCCCCCACCACCTTTGAAGTTAAACCCTGGAGAGAAATCATGCCGAAGGCATTAGCAGATTCCAAAAAGGCCGACCGTAAACGCGTTGAAGCGCGAATCGGGAAGGGTCCGAAGCACATTCCCGCAACACCGAATGGCCCCACTGAGGAGAATACTTGTGCCGAGGACGCCCCTGTGGTACAATCGGGGTCTGTCTTTGGCAACATCGCCGCAACCTTAACAAAGGAAGATCCCATGTCTGAAGCTCAAGCCCCTAAGAAGACCCAAGCCGAACGCGAAGCTGAAGTTCAAGCTCGCATCGCCAAGAAGGAAGCCGCCAACGCTGAAAAGGCCGCTCGCAAGGCTGAACGCGAAGCCGCTGCCGCCTCCAAGAAGGAGTTGGCCGAAGCCAAGAAGGCCGAACGCGAATCCAACGCTGCTGCTCGTCGTCAAGCCAATGAAGAGCGTGCCGCTGCACTGAAGGAAGCCGGTAAGGGCTATGTTGGCTCCATGCTGTCGTTGGCCGACCGTGTGAAGCAAGGCGTCTACGTCAAGGGCATGAATGGTCAATTGCGCTCCAGTGATGAACTGGCTGTCGCACTGGAAGCCTGCCCCGCAACCAACGTGATCAAGCTGGCCCTGGAAGTCCTGGATTTGGAGTCCAATCCATACCAAAACCTGAACGTCGGCCAACAATCGATGAACCTGCGCAACAAGTTGCGTGGTGCTATCAAGGCCGGTAAGTTGACCCTGGACACGATCCGCGAAGTGCGCGACAGCAACGGCTACGCCACAATGGAAGCCGTGATCGCTGAACGCCGTGCTAAGGCCGAAGCCCGTGAGCAGGCCAAGGCCGAAAAGCAAGCCGCCAAACTGGCCAAGCAAGCTGCAAAGAATGACAAGCAAGCCGAACTGGCAGTGTAAGTCAAGCCGGTAGGGGAGTGGGGGGTGGTCCCTCTCCCCTCCAATCAATAGTCAATAGGTGATAAAATGGGTCGCAAATACACTTGCCCGCATGAGCGCATGGCTTCAGTCATATTTCTGCTGATGGCTCGTCCACGTACGCGCTACGAGCTACGTGAATTGTTGGGGATGACCGACAACACCAGTTCCATCAATACACTCACACGGGTGCTGGATGCGCTTGAAGGTGAAGGGCTGGTCCGAAAAGTCGGACAACGCGATCGACCCGGATGTGGTGGCCGTCCTCAAACAGTGTACGGCTGGTGTCCACGTCAACCCGAAACCCAATCAGGAGAATAACCATGTTACTGGCAAAAGCGAAGTTCGGATACGGTAAAGCGTTCACTCTCGAAGAGCAAGAGCAGATCCGTGCAGCTATACTGATCGACAATGAAATGGTCAAATTCGGTGAGAATGGTGAATTTGAGGGATGGTACTTCCATTGGGTGGTGGACATCCACGCACTGCCATTCAAAGCCATTGATTCCCATTTCGATGCCATCAAAATCACGAACCCGACACTGACTGCGGCGCTCCAAAGCATCACAGAAAACCGGCAGACCGTTGTGAATCAACGTGTCAATGTGGCAGTGCCTGGATTTGGGTTGATGGCGATCCGTGAAGTTGAAGTTCGTACCGACCTATGTACTGGAGAGCTTCAACGTGAGTTGAATCGCGGATGGCAGATTTTGGCGATTTGTCCGCAACCCGATCAGCGTCGTCCCGATTACGTGTTGGGCAGACCACAAACCGAGGTGAAGGGGGATTGACAAACCCACCGCACTCTGTTATAATAAAAGTATAGTAACCAATAGCTCACAAATCATGGCACGAGATTACCCCGGATACAGAAAGCGCATGGCCAGTGTAGTGTTCTTGATGACACGGGGATCGCGGACAGCAGGTGAGATTTGCGAGTTATTGGGGATGAACCCAGATGCGTCAGGCCGTCACACAATTGGTGGCATCTTGAAGGACCTCGAAGACGAGGGATTGGTTGAACAGGTCGGGCAGCGTGTGAAGCCCGGTGTCAAAGGTCGTCCACCGGTAGTGTGGGCATGGATAGGAGATAGAAAATGATCACAATCACATACTTTCTTTTGCTGGCAGTCAAATTGTCGGTGTCAGGTGCCGACGCTGAGTTGGTCAACAAATACCATACAGCAAAGGAATGCCAAGCCCAGATGGAAGCACATCGCCGCGAAATCGTGGAGTCGACCGACGCAGATCAGCTGCAGTGCGTGAAGATCAACATCAAAGTCAATAAGGGTGAATAAAGTGCGTACATGTAATTGCGACCCAGACCGCGACCCCTCAGACCTGCAGTGTGGCCGTGCCCAATCCCGTGATGGGGTTGACTCCAATTTCGTTTGTAAGCGTGCCCGTTACCATGAATGGATGCGTCGTATCACCATTAACCCGGTGGTCAAGATTGTGAAGTGCACGGATGCGTTGATGTGGTATGCCGGTCGTATCGGTGAAATGGTGACAATTTCAGGGGTCGATGATAACAGCTTGTGGTCCCGCGCAAGCGGTTTCGCGAATATCATCCGGTTCACAGACGTTGAATGGGTCGAACTCAAGACTCCGGTTAACGTTACCCCAAAGCCCAAAATCACAGGAAGTCGCGCCGAGGTCATGCTGCTCGATGATGCGAGCGCCACAAAGGTAAAGGTACCTCGCCCACCCATGCAGTTTCCGTTGACCACCACCATGGAAGGTGAGCGGATCAAGGAGTTGGAAGCCGAAGTCGCTAGGTTGAAGCGGTTTCACACCAGTCAAGCGGCCACAATCCTGGAGTATCAGGAGAAGATGGAGCGCATCGGTAATCTCGCACAATCAATCCAGGAGTTGACCAAATGAATCTCTTTACACCTGAGCAAATCAAGGAATTATCCACAATCTTCGGTATCGAGCCCGCTGATCCCAAAAGTATCGCAAAAGTGCGTGATGGACTCATCCGTAAGGGTGAGTACGTTTGGTGGCGAGGTGAATATGGTCCCGAGTTCGTGAAGTCAGATGAAAAGGGCCATTGGGATAATGTACAGGAATATCCTGGAATGTACTCGCTCAGTCGTCCTCAAGTTCGATACATCGATTAAGGGATTTAAAATGAAACACTCAAATCTTCGTACGCCACGTGAATTGGCCGATTGTGATTTCACTGTCGGTTATGGTATGGCCACTAGTTCGGTTTCATTGGGTTGGTGGGTCGCGGGTGCCGCGTTTTTTGCCGGTTTGTTGATCGGCGCAGCTTTGGCGAGGTGAGATATGTTCAAAAGCATGACCCTTCTCGTGAAGATCGCGTTGATCCTGGGTGTTGGTTGTATTGTAGCCGATATCGTGGCGATGTTGGTGGGAACAGCAAAGCCATTGTCCCCTATCGAAACATTGATTCTGGATTTTGGTTGTCTCGCAGCGTGGATCTATGTCGCGATACTTGAACACAAGCTGGTGAAGGCCGAGGAAAACTATCGGTACGAGTTTCATGGAGCAACACATGACTGAAAACCAAAAGCTGCGCGATGCGTTGCAGGAATTTATCGACGCCTTCGACAGTGAAGACCAGACGTTTGACGCATTGGCATGGGTAGAGCGCGCCCGCCAAGCCCTCGCCCTGCCGACTGCCGCGCCTGCTGTGCCGCAAGGGTGGGCATTCAGCGTATCAGATGATGACGACGGCACATGGCTTCGCGTCAAGTCGCCTGACGGCCGTGAGGCAGCTTTCAGTGCGGTCAACGGTGGACTGGCCCACGACAATCGGCGTTCTATCGCGTCTCGCGTTCTGCTGGAATTGAAGGAAGCTCTCGCCACCCCAGCCCCCGCACTTGCTGTGCCTAGCGTGCAGCAAGGGTGGGTCGAGCAAATGCTGACAGACTTGCGACATGTGTTTGATGCAGGGGGGGCTGAAACGCCTCAAGAAACTCGGGATGTGATCGAATACGTCGCCTCTTGGATTGCCGCTTATCGTGACAATCTCGCAGCCACCCCCGCCGCCCCATCGCAAGAGCCGGTGACGCTGTCCCTGGCCGCCGAAGATGTCCAAGCCGCATTCACCAAGAACTTTCCAAAGTCCCGCATTTCTCAGGCCTGGATCAACTTTGCTGCGGACATAGCGCAAGCCATTGCCGCACGCGCTGCCAAGCCTGCGCAAGAGGTGGGGCTGACGGATGATCAAGCCGACGCGGTGAGCATGGCGTTGCGTCGAGCTTGGCAGCTT